ACAACAATTTATTCCGCTTCATTCACAACCGTCAAGAACCAACAAGATTATGATCTTCAAAATATCATCTCTTCTTCGTCGGCATCTGGTGTCAATGATAATGGTGATGCTATTCCTTACGCTGGTTTGGTTGAGAATTCTAGGATTATAGTAGATAAAGTTTATTATCGCTCCCCCATTGCCATGTGGCGTTTCTACGGCTATTATGGGGGTATGGGCGTCGTAGGAAATTATTCTACATATGGACAGTATGCTGATGATTCTACTTTTGAAGTTGTTCCAACATGGCAGAACAAGCTTCAAGCAATAATGTATGAAGATTCACTTTACACAAGAGTCTCGCACTATTCTTACGAAATTATAAATAACAAACTTAGACTTTATCCAACTCCTCGCGGTGATGATAACTTTGCCGGCTACTTGGATAGAATTTGGTTTAGATTTAGAATTGGAGATAACGGTTCATGGGACGAAGAAGGAACCACCAACACTGGTATTAATGGGGTCAACAACCTCAACACTCTTCCTTTTGATAATGTTCCATACGAAAACATCAACTCAATTGGTAAGCAGTGGATTCGTAATTATGCTCTCGCTCTCTGTAAAGAGATGTTAGGTCAGATTCGAGGCAAATTCCAGAGCGTGCCTATTCCTGGCGAGAGTGTAACTTTGAATTACAGCAGTCTTTTGTCTGAAGCTCAAAAAGAAAAAGATGATTTAAAACAAAAACTATCAGATATGCTTAAAGAAATTGAATATTCAGAACTTGCTAAGGAAGATCAAGAGATGGTTGCAGCAGCAGAAGAAACTTTGCGTAGAATTCCTCTACCAATTTTCGTAGGATAATTGAATGTCAGATAACAAATGGTCTAGACCAGCCTCACCTCCTCCTCCGCTTTTTCTCGGAGAGAAGGAAAGAAACCTTGTTAAGCAGGTAAACGATGAACTTATTGAAAAGGTCATCGGTCAACAGATTTTGTATTATTCGATTGATCTCGAAACAACAAACTTTCATGAACTTTACGGAGAAGCAATAGAAAAAACATTTCTTCCCCCTATCCGTGTCTATGCTCTTGTTAATTTTGATCAAGAAGAATCAAGTTATTTGGATTCTGTTGGAATTGATAACATGTCGGCGGTTACCGTCCATTTTCACAGACGCAGACTTACAGAAGATCAGGATTTGTTCGTAAGAGAGGGTGATTTCATCCTCTATGGCGAAGAATACTTTGAAATTGTAAAACTTTCATCTTCTAGAAGGTTATTCGGACAAGTAGATCAAAAATTTGAAATCTCTGCTCTATGTAAGAGAGCACGCAAGGGTTTATTCGATGCTTCCTAATAACTTTGATTTCGCTCAATTACCAGAAAAAGAAAAGCTTACCTTAAAAGAAATTGGAATGCTGGCTTCTCGGATTGAAGATATTGATTTTGCTATTGTATCTTGGCTTAAAGAAGACTTGCAACTGTCAACTGTTACAAACGAGGGTTTCAAAACTGTTCCTGTTCTCTGGCAGACTCCGGAGAGATCATTTCAGATAAAAAGTAATAAAGATTTGAGACATCCTATTGACGATGGAGGTGGCGTGATTACTCTTCCTGTTGTCACCATTGAACGCACAGGAATTATAAAAGATCCACAAAGAAAGGGGGGCTATCAAGCTCATATTTATTCTGATAAAAGGAACGGACGCACAGGTAGAATGGTGATAGCAAAGAGAATCAAACAAGATAAAACAAGAAACTTTGCTGTTGTTGGAAACCTTAGAACAAACACAGACGGAAATAGACAAAAGTATTTTCCAAGAGTCAACAAGAAAGTTGTTATTGAAACACTTTCCATTCCTATTCCGATTTATGTCAATCTAGATTACAAAATCATCGTAAAGACTGAATATCAACAGCAAATGAACGATCTAACACAACCCTTCATGACGAGAACAGGACAAATAAATTCGTTTGTAATGAGAAGAAATGGTCACCTTTATGAAGCATTTATAGATCAAGGCTTCAACCAATCTAATAATGTCGCTAACTTGGGAGAAGATGAGCGTCAATTCACAAGCGAAATTAGTATAAAAGTGCTTGGTTACCTCATTGGAGAAGGAAATAGTGACGACAGGCCAATCGTCACAAAACAAGAGAGCATAGTAGAAGTAACATTTCCCAGGGAAACAGTAGTCCCAGCAGGAAATGAGAACTTTTTTATGGACTAGGCATGTCCTGATGTGTTTTCAGGACTAACTCAACTATTTAAACTATGATTGGCTTGCTATATAGCATGATTTTTTAAAAGTGAGGAACATCTAATGCCCGTAAAAAACTTTAAATTCGTCTCTCCAGGCGTCTTTATCAACGAAATTGATAATTCATTCCGTCCCCGTAAAGCAGACGCTATTGGACCTATAGTTCTCGGTCGCTCAACACGCGGTCTTGCGATGCAACCTGTAACCGTTCAGTCATATTCTGATTTTGTAACCCAATTTGGTGGAACAGTACCGGGAAATGCTGGTGGTGATGTCTATCGTGGTGGAAATTATCAGTCTCCAATGTACGGAACTTATGCCGCAAAGGCTTTCTTGAACGCTAATGTAGCTCCTCTAACATTCATTCGTCTTCTCGGACAACAGACTTCAACTGGAGGAAGTGCTGGTGGTGATGCTGCCGCTGGTTGGAAGACTTCTGGCTCTGTTGCAGCTTCTGCTGCTTCAAATGGTGGTTCTTATGGACTTTGGGTTGCCGCAAGTGGTTCCGGAGCTAGCGTTACAGCAACTCTCGCAGCCGTTCTATATCTAAATGAAGGTTATGCTCAGCTTAGTGGAACCTATTTTAATGCTGCTGGCGGTACTGCCACAACCGGTGCTGCTTCGCACCTTATTACAACTGACTCTGATGGGCTTTTTACATTAGAAATTTATAATGCCTCTTCTGTTCTGCAAGATAAAATTAAGTTTGATTTTGACGATTCAAAGGAAACCTTCATTCGTAAGCGTCTAAACACCAATCCACAACTTACAACCGCAGGGGGAACTTTCTATCCTTCTGCTTCGGCCAAGACTTACTGGCTTGGTGAGACTTTTGAACAGGAGCTTCGCGATGGTTCAGACAATAGCCTCGGAAATCTAACAACTAACGATAGCCTTCTTGGCACCCTAATGGCTCTGACAAACGGTACCCAAGCGGCTTCATTGATGAAAGATCAGGCTTCGCGTGAAGCAACTGCCGGCTGGTTTATCGGTCAAGATCTGGGTGTTCCTGCTAGCTTTGCACCAGCAGATAAGCAGAAACTTTTCCGTCTAATTGGTCGCGGTCATGGTGAGTGGTTGCATAAGAACGCCAAGATTTCTATCTCAAAGATCAGAGAGTCAAGCACAACAACTTCTGATTATGGAACATTCTCTATTGTTATTAGAGACCTCAGAGACACAGACAGCAATGTTATGGTTTTGGAAAGATTTGATAATCTAACTCTTAATCCTGCTAGTCCCGATTATGGTGCAAGAAGAATTGGTGACCGCTATTATCAGTGGGATACTTCCGAGAAGAGACTAAGAGAATACGGAGATTATCCAAACCAGTCAAAATACGTCAGAATTGAAATGAATGCTGACGCTGATGCTGGCGCAACTGATCCGGTTCTACTTCCATACGGCTACTTCGGACCTCCAAAGATCAAAAACATTAGTTCTCTTTCTGGTTCCGGTGTCGCTCTTGCTTCAACATTTGTCACTGGTGGGGTGGCCATTCCAACAGGCGTTTCTGATGTTCTCGGAGCTTCATCCGAAGCAACAGCCTCACTTCTGATGCCTTCTGTAAGACTTAGAGTTAGTGCTTCTGATGGTGGTCTTTCAGACTCAACAGATGCATATTTCGGAATGATGAGCACAAGAGATGCATCCTCCACTCGTGCTGATGGAAGCATTGGAGATCCTCACAGACTGCTTTATGCCGGCTTCCCTGATGATCCAACTGATTCAGCCCCAGCAGCAGGAATTGACGCCTATGCTTATGTCTTCTCCCTAAACGATGTAACTTCAAGTTCTAGTGGTTACTATTATCTTTCAGGCTCTAGAGCAACCGATGCTGGCGAAGTTACACCAACAACTCTAATCGCAGCAGGACATAACCGCTTTACAGCACCTTTCTGGGGTGGTTTCGATGGTTTCGACATTAAGAAGCCAGATCCTCTCTACAACAAGGGAATGGCTAGTGCAACTGAAGATAACAGCTATGCTTATCATACAATTCGCAGAGCAATAGACACTGTTTCAGATGCAGAGTTTGTTAATATGAATCTTCTAACTATGCCGGGATTGACCACCGAGGGTCTAACAACTCACATGATTGACGTTTGTGAGGCTCGTGGAGATGCTATGGCTCTCATCGACCTTCCTGAT